GTCCAAAAGCGGGAACACCTTGTTCAGCATTAACAGTAACAACTCAAACTTACCCAATTTCAGTTGGAGGTGGAGGAGCAGGAGGATCTGGTCAAGGACCAAGTTCGCCAAATGCACCACAAGGTTCAATAGGTATTGCGGGAGATAATTCAGTTTTTAGTTCAATCACATCAGCAGGCGGAGGTGGAGGAGCAAAAGAACCAGTATCTCCTTACTCAGGTCAAAATAGTGGAGCAGGAACAGCAGGAGGTTCAGGCGGTGGTGGCTCTTACGCACATTCAGGTTCAGGTCCATCAGGTGGTGGAGGAGCATGAATCACACCACCAGTTAGTCCACCACAAGGTAACAATGGTGGTAATGGCGATGCTTTTCCAGGTGGACCAGCACAACAAAATTCATCAGGCGGTGGAGGTGGAGCAACAGCAGTAGGTGCTAATGCACCAGGTCCAAGTGGTGGAGCAGGTGGAGCAGGAGCAACAAGTTCAATTAATGCCACGCCAACAGCAAGAGCTGGAGGTGGCGGTGGCGGAGCTGGTGCAGGTGGAGCTGCTGGATCAGGAGGATCAGGAGGAGGCGGAGCAGGTGGAGACGGAGGATCTGGTTCCGCAGGACAAGCTAATACTGGCGGTGGCGGTGGAGGAGCATATCCCGACCCACAAGCTGGAGGTGCTGGAGGTTCAGGCATCGTAATTATAAGGTATAAATATCAATAATGGCACATTTTGCAAAATTAGGAATTAACGGAAAAGTAATTGGAGTTCATGTAGTGAATGACACAGACTGTCAAAACGCAGATGGTATTGAAGATGAAGAAGTAGGCAGACAGTTTTTGGAAAGAATACATAATTATCCTCTTTGGAAACAAACTTCCTACAATACAAAAAACAATACACATTCATCAGGAGATAACTCTAAAGCATTAAGAGGAAATTATGCTAGTATAGGCATGACTTACGATGAAGATAATGATATATTTCTTCCTAAAAAACCTCATGCAAGTTGGGTTCTTAATACTTCAGAAGCAAGATGGCAATCGCCTATTGGTGACGATCCAGGCGATGCTGATGAATCTGCAGGTGAGTATTACGAATGGAACGAATCAGAGCAAAGTTGGAATAAACAAACAAAATAATTTATGGAGTTGATTCCACTCTCCACAATAGATTTATATCACGGAACAATAGATTGTCCCAAAGGTTTTGAAATAGATAGAAAAATAATTAAAAATTCTATTATTCAAAATTATGTATCTCATCAAACATTAAACAAAAACCCTTTAACCAATAGAGATTTTAAAGTCGATTTTTCTCAACCTTTACAATGGTTGCAAGATCATATGAGAGATTATTTTAGAGAAAAATATGGAAGAACTTTAGTAGAAAAAAATAAATGGGCAACTGTTTTAGAACCAAATGAACAGTCTTATTCAAGAAATACAGTTGATCCAGTAGATTTAAGACACTCTCCTGACTATACATTTATTTATGGTGTAGATGTTTCTGAAAATAGCTGTCAGGTTGTATGTCATTATAATGACAATAGACGAGCAGGAAAAACTTGGCATATTCCAATGAAAAATAATAAATTTATTATGTTTCCTAGCACACAAAAATACTTTATAACATCTAATCAATCTAAAAAAATGAATATTTTTTTGATAGTTACTTATGAGTATGTATGAAATATGACTATTGGCATTGGAGTAAACATCTTTCAACAAAGAATATAAAAGCAATTAATAAAAAAATTAAAACTGATTCTATAATACGCAAAGATAATTCAGCTAATTCTACTAAAACATCTAAAGTTAAATTTATTAAATATAGTATTATTAAACCTTACTTACAAAATTGTATTGAAAATTGTTATAAAATTAATTCACAAGTATTTGGATACAATCTTCATTATCTTAATGATGATTATATTTGTTTATATAATATTTACTCTAAAAATTCAGAATATAATTGGCATATAGATGCAACTAGAACAGATGAAGAAGATGTTAAATTTACTATTTTAATTAACCTATCAGAAAAAAAGTATAAAGGTGGTGAGTTGCAATATTGGGTTAATGAGAAACCACATACTATTAAAGAATTAAGTCATTCAGGAGATATAGTAATGTTTAGATCGTTTTTCTTACATAAAGTCACTCCTATAATATCAGGAGAAAGAATAACTTTATCTTTATTTTTAACGGGACCAAAATTTCAATGAATTTACATAATTATTTTTGGTACTTTCAATCTGCTATTCCTCCTAGAATTTGTGATTTAATTGTGCAGCATGGCAAATCTATTAAAAAAGAACAAGCTATAACTGGTGGATATGGAAGAAATAGAAATTTTGAAACACAACCACTAACCAAGAAAGAAATTAAAAATATAAAAGAAAAAAGAAATTCAAATATATGTTGGTTTAATGATGCTTGGGTATATAGAGAAATCCAACCTTATATTAAAATTGCAAATAACAATGCAGGTTGGAATTTTGAGTGGAATTATTCAGAATCTTGTCAATTTACTATTTATAAAAAAGGTCAATACTATGGTTGGCATTCTGATAGTTGGTATAAACCTTATGATGATGAAAAAGATAAAAATACTTTTGGAAAAATTAGAAAATTATCTGTTACTGTAACCTTATCTGATCCAAAAGAATATAAAGGTGGAGAATTAGAGTTTGATTTTAGACAACAAGACCCTGATAAACCAAGAAAAATTAGGAAATGTACTGAAATATTGCCTAAAGGTTCTGTTGTTGTATTTCCTAGTTTTGTATGGCATAGAGTTAAACCAGTAACAAAAGGTACCAGACATAGTTTGGTAGTTTGGACTTTAGGGCATCCGTTTCAATAGTGAAAAAAAATAAAAATCATATTAAGTTTAATAGTGCTGTATATTTTAGCACTCCTGTTTGGACAGCGAATGCTTCTGTATTTCTGAACCCAATGTTAAAATTAACTGATGAATATTTATTACATACTCAAAAAACGATTATTAATAAAACTAAAAAGGAAAAAAATAAAATCTTTAAAGCTAAAGTAGATGATTTTGGTTTATCTAATCACAGCGAATCTTTTAATAACGATCCTAGAGCTAAAGAGTTTGTAGATTTTATTGGAGCAAGAAGTTATGAATTTTTAGATTGGTGTGGTTTTGATCTTAGCAATCATAGTTTACACTTTACCGAATGCTGGGTACAAGAATTTAGTAAAAAGGGTGGAGGACATCATGATACCCATGTTCATTATAATCAGCACGTAACAGGTTTTTATTTTTTAAAATGTTCTAACAGAACTTCATTTCCTATTTTGCACGATCCAAGACCAGGTGCTTCAATGACTAAACTTCCACAAAAAAAAGGAAGTAAAATTACTTTTGCTAATCAAAGTATACATTATAAAATTAAACCTGGAAGTATGATTATTATTCCAGCTTATGTTCCGCATCAATATCCAGTTGATTATGGGTTAGACTCTTTTAGATTTATACATTGGAATGCACAAGCTGTGCCATCTGCTATATCAAAAGAAACTTCAATAAAATGAGTTTCAAAAAAAACAAATATATAGTTATTAAAAAAGCTATTAGTTCACAACTTGCAAAATTTCTTACACAATATTTTCTTTTAAAAAAAACAGTAGCAAGAACCTTATTTGATAAAAGATATATTTCTCAATTTACAACAGAATGGGGAGTGTGGAATGATAGACAAGTTCCTGACACTTATTCTCATTATGCAGATACAGCTATGGAAACTCTTTTAACTTGGGTTCAGCCAGCTATGGAAAAACACACAGGATTAAAATTATCTCCAACATATTCTTATGCAAGAATTTATAAAAAAGGAGATATTTTACACCGCCATAAAGATAGATTTAGTTGTGAGATTTCTACAACATTAAATCTTGGTGGAGATAAATGGTCAATCTATTTAAGCCCAAATGAAAATGTAGGAAAACCTGATGGTAAAAAAATAACAGTTACAAGTAATGCTAAAGGAATGAAAGTAGATTTAAAACCAGGAGATATGCTTGTTTATAAAGGTATGGAATTAGAACATTGGAGAGAAGCATTTGAGGGCGACAATTGCATTCAAGTATTCTTACATTATAATCAAGTATCTAAAAAAGCTGATATAAATAGATTTGACACAAGACCACATCTAGGACTTCCAGCTTGGTTTAAAAAGTGATATAAGAATTAAAAGATGGCAAATAGTTATAAATTTAAAGGAATTGCGTTAGCAACAACTTCTGAAACTGCTTTATTAACAGCAGCTTCTACTGAAACTATTATCATAAGATCTATTAGAGTAACTAATAATACTTCTAATACACCTACAATATCTTTAGATCTAGCAGATAACTCTGCAAGTGCAGAATATACAATTCTGAAAACTCAAACACTTTCTGCAAATACAGCAGTAGAATTATTGACAGTACCTTTAGTTTTAGAAGCATCAGATGCTTTAAAAGCTACTATGAGTGCAACAGATTCTACACATATAGGAATAAGTTATTTGGTTATTACGTGATTACATTATATAACATTCCTACTAAAAGTGTAGACGAAGTATGGGGGGTTGTTAAAAATGATATAGCAAATGCATTAACAAGATCTAATGGATATGCTTTATCTGATCACATTAAAGAATGGATCAAACAACAAAAGATGCAGCTATGGATTCTTTGGGATTCGGAAGCTGAAAAAGAAAAGTATTACGGAGTCGTTGTGACTGAAGTAATACAAAGACCATTACAAAGATGTCTTAATATTAAAATTATGATTGGTAGACATCGTGAGAAATGGCAACATTTAATTAAACATATAGAAGACTTTGCATGGCAACAAAATTGCGATTTACTCGAATTAGTTGCTAGACCTGGGTGGAAGAAAGTTCTTAAACCCTTTGGTTACACAGAAAGTCATGTACTATTAGAAAAGAAAAAGGAGAATAAATAATATGTCATTTGGAGGAGGAGGAGGAGGCAATCAAGGAAGCACTACACAAACAAGTGTTATGCAACCTTATGCTCCAGCAGAACCAGCATTAAATCAGATATTATCTGAAGCTGGTACAATATACGGGCAAGGTCCAGCAGCAGCTGGATATGTTGCACCTACGACACAAACTATGCAAGGATTAGCTGCACAAGAAACAATGGCTAATGCTGCAAACCAACAAATATTGAATACAATCCAAGGGCAGTATAGCAATCCTTTTTTATCTCCTTTAATTAGCCAAGCTGCTACGGATGTATATTCTAATGTTGCTGGTCAGTTTAGTGGAGCAGGAAGAACACCAGGAAGCCCTCTCTCTCAAGCTACAGTAACAGGACAAGTAGCACAGAAAGCATTACCTTATGCGTTTCAAGCATATAATGCAGAAAGAAATAGACAATTACAAACAGCAAGAGCTGTACCAAGTTTAACAGCTGTAGGAGGTCAACTCGAAGATATTACAGCTATGCAAAATTTAGCTCCACAAATGGCTTTAGATCAATACGCACAAAACGTATTACCTATTGCTTCAGGTTGGGGAACTAATATGGCAACAGGAACACAAACAGCACCAAGAGCTAATCCAATAGGAATGGCTGCAGGTGGAGCTATGTCAGGAGCTGCTCTAGGAAGTATGTTTCCTGGTTCTATAGGCGGAGGCATGGGAGCACTTATTGGTGGCGGTTTTGGTTTACTAGGTGGATTATTATAACAGGAGGAATAATGGATAAATTTTTAGACACAATTGAACACTACTGGACTGATCACAAAAAAGGCGTGATCATAGTTGCAGTAATAATTATATTAGCATTAGCACTTTAAGGAGAACATAAATGTCAGGTGGAGGCGGTTCAGGATCTGATGATATGCAAGTTTCTGGAGCAGAGGCAGCATACTCTACAGAAAGAGGTATTAGTACACACTCTGAAAGTAGAGTAGGTCCTAGTCAAGCATCAAGAGATAGAGATAATTATTCCTCGATGGATCAAGAGGAACAAGCTGTTTATGATGCACCTAAAGCACCAGATACTTCTACTGTAGGATGGGCATCTGATCGTGATGATTATTCTAGCTTAGATCAAGAAGGTCAAGCAGAAGCTGATAGAGCTAGAGCCATTAGTCAAGGAACTATAACAATAGATCCTGTGACTGGAGAAGAAAAACCAGGTAGATATAGGACCAATCCTAATACTGGAGAATTAGAAAGAGCCGATTTATCTTTTGGTGAACATTGGGCTAACAGACCAGAAAATATTAAATGGTCTCCAACATTAAGTTTATTATGGGCTGGAGGTAAAAATGTCGGTGAATGGTTTAAAAACTGGGGTTCAACAACTAATCTTACTGATGATAGATTCCAAGATGGTATGAGAGGAGATGGTGAAAGAGCAAGAATGAATACTGTAGCACCTCATGCACCTTATATTGTTTCAGGAACAACAGCACCATCAACTTCACCTGCAGCTAATTGGTTTCAAAATTTAGGAACTACAAGTACTAATATGGGCGGGTTTAATTTAGCTACTGAATATGCTGCTGCTAAAGCTAAAGTAGCTCAAACATTAAATACCCCTACTGCAGTAGGACAGTTAGCAGTTAATCAAAGCCCATTTTACAGTTGGCTACAAACTAATAGTTTAAATAAAGGAATTTTATAATGAGTAATATATACGAAATATATATGGATCTTAGAAAAAACCATCCTTGGTTACAAAAATCAGAGGAAGGTCTTCTAGGAAAACAAACAACTACACAACCTGGTCAAGCAACAGAAAGAATTGGTGGCGTTTTTGGACATGGTGGTCTTTCTGATAAAGCATTAGAAAAAGCTGGAGGTGCAGCTGGAGATTACTTTTTAGGTCAAAAAAAAGCTGTTAGTCCCCCTAGTACATATGGAACTCATGCAGAACAAGTTGCTAGACCTGGATTTAAAGGATCTCCATTTGATAAGCATATTGATATAGCACAAGAAAAAGTTCATCAAACATTATCTACTGTTGTTCATAAGGGAGTTGAAACTGGGGAGGATATATTAAAATGGGCTTTTCCAAATGCATCATTTACTAAAAATAGCGGTGTTTCTAAAGGTGAAAAAGAAACACTAAACGAAATGATAAAATCAGGAAAAATAGATCCTGGTTTTGTTAGACATTTAAAAAACAAAACTGGACCTGCTACTCAACAAGATATTTCTGGTTTAGAAAAATTCATTGGTGTTAGTAAAGAGGATGCAATGAAAAATTGGAAAGATAAAAATGGCTTTGAAGGTCTTATGGCTAATCCAGCATTTACATTAGGTTTAGCTTTAATGCAATCAAGTGCTCAAGGTAAATCTATTGGTGAAGATGTAATGAATAATTTTATTAAAGCTGCAGGTATATCTGAACACTATAAAGATAGAATAAAAGCAAGAACACAAGTTTTAGGACCACCTACTAAAGAAGAAAGAGAGTTAGCTGATTCTGCTCTAGCATCTATAGGAATTTCAGGACCAGGTTGGGGAACTAAAACATGGGACTTTATTAAAATTTGGGGTAAAGATAATACCGCAGATTATAATGCTGGCTTAAATAAAATTGTTGTAAAAGCTAAACAAATCATTAACAAAAAATACGAAGGCAAAACACATCAAGTTACTCGACAAGATTATATTGATGCATTTAAAGAATTACAAAGAACTGGTGAAATTGGTTCTGTTGAAAATATTTTTGGTGTTGGTATTAAAGATATGAAAAAGGGTCACACTAGAAAAAAAGGTTTGATTGAACAAAAGGTAAATCAAATTTTTGGTCCTGATAATATCTTTCTCAGAAGAGCCGAAGGTGGACCAATACCAGCAGGACAACCTGCTATAGTTGGAGAAAAAGGTCCAGAAATTATAGTTCCTAAAACTGATGTTAATGTAGTTTCTAATGACGATGCTCAAGTAATGAGTATGTTATTAGCTTCTAATCCACAATTACAAAACGTATCAAAAGCTAGAGCTGAGTCTATACTTAGATCTAGATTTCCTGATTATTTCGCATAATGACTAAATTTAGAATAGGTGACATAGTACGAGTTAAACCTCGTAAAATTAAAAAGTATGATCCTGGCAAATCTTTGCAAGAGGCTTGGGAACATAAATATGCAAAACCAAAACATATAACACCAACTGAAGAAGAATTTATGGCTTCAGCTGCTCAAATAAAACCTCAAGCAATGAGGTATCGTGAAAAAATGCCTAAAACTATGCAAACAGCAGCTAATGTTTTAGGAGATGATCCTCGTAGAGGACCTATTAAATTTCAACCTTTAGATCCTGTTCATGAAAGAGTAGAACGAATATCTCAAAACATTGAATTTAAAGTAGCATCTCAAAAATTAAATAAAGCTAGAGCAGCTTATAAAAATATAGCTACTAAAAATCCTAAAAGATTCTTAGCTAAACCTCCTAAGATTGGTAAAACTTTACCTGAAACAGATTGGGCACACTCTAATAAGAAATTAACTAAAGTTATTCTTACAGCTAGAAGACATACAAAACCTAAGTCAGTTTTAACTGAAGGCATTGGTGAAAGACCAAGAACTGTTCTTATAGGACCAATGCAAGAATATAAAGGTATAGGTCCAGCTAGAACTGGTGCAGAATTAAAAAGGAAGTATGAGAAAGTATCTCAAAAAGCTATGCTTCATGCTTCTGGTTCTGGAACACAATTTACTAAACAAGTACAAGAATCTGGTAAACCTATTAGAAGAGTTAAAGAATTACAAAAGCAATTCCTAAGAAAGAAAAAAGGTGGAGTTTCTTCTGAACGTGCATTTGAAATGGGTTTTCCACAAAAAACAGGTAGTGGTCAATTTGAACCTTATCCAGGTCTAGAATCTTATAATCCTTTTAAAGGCAAAGGAACAAGATTAACTGGTGCTGAAGAAACTGCTATTGCAAGACAAAGAACTGCATTATATGCTGACATTAAAAAATTAAAGCCAGGTGAAAAAAGAAAACCTGGACAACCTATTGGTACTATTAAAAGAGCTTTTGCTAAACAATTTGGTAAAGATAGAGAACAAGCAACTCAATTAATACCTCAAGAAGGCTATTGGTCTAAAGGTAAATTTACAAAATATAAAGGTAAAGCATTAAAAGACCAATATGGCAGAACTTATTTTTTTAGGAAACAACATATCTCTCCTAGAAATATGGCAGAAAATAAATTTGTTCAAAAAACAATTAGTAAAAAAACTCAAGCATTATATCCTTCTCTTTCTCAGGATCAAAAATGGTTTAAAAGAGTTTCCAAAGAATGGTCTAAGAAAAAAGGAAGAACTCCCTTTGATTTCTAATGGCTAATGATATACAATTTAACGAAGTTAATTTAAAAGATCCAGTTACGTCACTACCTGATGGTTTAAACGAACCATTACAGAGACCACCTGGATTTTTTCGTTCTCTAAGAGATCCTAGAGATCTATGGTTAGAGGAATCTTTACCTGCATCTATGTACCAATGGATGACAGGAAACACTAAAAAGAAACAAGCTCAAGAAGCTCTTAACTTTATTAGGAAATATCCTCATCTTAGAAACACAAACGCTTATCAAGAAGCTCAAAGAAAACTAAAAAGATTTGGTTACTTACTTGATGAAGGTGGAGATTTTTCATTTAAAGAATTTGGTAATTTAGTTAAGCAGCATCCAGGACTTATTGGAGCTGAACTACTAAATGCTATAATTGCAGATCCTTGGTTACTTGCATTTCCTTTTATTGGAGTACCAAGATTTGGTAGAGGTATTGTTAATGTAATTAGAAAAGCATTTCCTGGTAAACTTAAACCAGCAATCTTTCCTGGAGTTAAATTACAACCTGCTACACCAGACTTAGCTATGGGAGCTTTAGGTACTCTCTCTCTTCCTTTGTTATTTTCAGTAAACTATCAGTTATCTGAAGATCTTAAATTTACAGGTAAAAGAACAACAGCAGAAACTACTATAGGAGCTACTGCAGGATTATTATTTGGTGGACTATTAAAGTCTACTTCAATGATATTATCACCTAGAACCTTTTACAATCCTAATGCGATTTTAGAAAAAGCAATGACTATTACCAAGCCTCAAGATTGGGTAGGTGATGTTCACGCTTTTGAAAAAATTTTAAATAACCTAGAGGGGGATTGGAGAAGTACGGGTAAAGTTGTTTTACAAAAAGCAAATCCTAAATTCAATATTCAAGAAGAAGCATTAATTCTTTCAGACCCACCTCAACAAATTATTAAACAAGCTACTAATCATTATAAGAATAAAAAACTAAGAGTATTAAATACTTATAGAAAATTAGGTGGTGCTTCTATATGGAGAAAACCTATTACTGCTTTTGATCCTTCGGAACAAAAACAAGCTATGTGGGTTAAAGCTAATAGATGGTTACTTGAAACACCTGTAGATAATCTAGATGAAGCAGGCAAAAGATTAATGGTTCAACGTGCTTACATGGAGCACTTAGATGACTTTGAAGCTCTTAATCGTAATATAAGACCAGGATTACAAAACGCAGAAACCTTAGCACAAAATTCAGTTTACAAAACAGTTAGACCTTATATAGCTGCAGGAAGTATTGTAGGTGCAGCACAATTTTTAACTTCTGATGACGAGAAGTTACTAGCAACAGGAAAAGGTATAGCAGTAGGAGCTGGTGGTTTAGCTGCACTTAAACTAGGTTATAAATATATTTCTAAAAGAATGAATAGTGAGATCGGTAAAGGTCTTACTCCTGAAGAAAAACTTAGAATAGATTGGACTGACGAAAGATTCAGAACAATGAAATTCCAGATCTCACAAGGAGATCGAGATGCTTATCATGCATTTAATTGGTTAAAAACTATGCGTATTGAAAACATTGAATTATTTTATTTGTCAATGCCGGAAATTCTTGATGAAGTTGATGGAAGCCAAGATTCGCTTATTGTTAAGGTTGAAG